TCTTACGAGCTTTAACCGCATTTACAATACCACGAGTATAACCTGCTGCTGCAAACCAAGGGAACGCAATATTATCAGTTAATGCTAAGTTTCTTGTAACTTCAGCGGTTGCTGGTATATAGATCTGTGTATTATTAACACTATCTCTTGTCAACACCCAAGGATAATATGTTGCGGTATAGTTTGAGTCAATTCCAGTTTCCTCAACAATATCAACCGCTTCCTGTGGATAGATTAGATTGTCACCTTCTGTTGTTGTTGCAACAAACATATTGTAATCTGGAAGAGTTGCTACATAAAGTGAGTCAGCTCTATCGTTCTCAACCATATCAATTGCTCTTTCAATAAGGTCAGAGTTGTTTTGAATATCAATACCTGGGGTTGTAAATACGTTAATATTAACAGCTTCTGGGTTTGCAAATGTTCTTTGACCCAATAAATATGCGTAGTAATCTGTATTTCCAAACTCAATTGATCCGTCTCCGATTGCAATTTGTTTGAACAATCCATTTCCTTTACCTTTAGGGAATCTAATAGATGGACAAGCACCATTTAAGAATCCTGTTCTACCAAGTGCAAATTTATCAGCATTTGTTCTGTATTCTCTGTAAATATCCCAACCATCAAATCCACCATAAACCATTACTGTGAATTTTCTTGAATTTAATCTGTAGTATGGATTTTCTGGATCTTCAGGTTCAGATGAGAATGATGTTGCACCACACTCAAATTTAGGTGTTCCACTTGAGGCAAAACCACTTGATATTGTAATTCCACTAGCAAACTGGTCCATATGGAAACCTTTTGTTCTAAAGTTCCATTCAGTTCCTTCACCATTACACAGATCAAATGGTTTAACTTTTCCTTTATACTGGAAGAAATCAACATCATAACCCCAATAAGTACCAAGACCAAGATATGTTTTTCTAATATTATCACCAGCACTTACAAAAGCATCGTCAGCTCCTGTTGATGTTCCAAACGGAGGATTAAATACTTGTTCACCTGGTAAGAAATATTTAGTCTTATATATTGGGAATGGTGATCTTCCGTCAGGATATTCTCTAAAAGTATAACCATCGAAACCACAAGGAATTGCATCAATTGGTGCGTCCTCATTCATCTCAACCATAATGTATTTAGAGTTTAGTTCGTACTCACCATCTAATGTACCAATTTTCTTAGCGATATAATTGTTTTCACCTGGGTTCATAGAACAGTTTGTATATTTCTCAAGAACAACCGGATTAGCGTCAGTATCAAAATAATCTCTAACTAATACTGTAAATGTTTCATTATTAAATGAAAGATCTGCTAAAGATATTTTAACTTCTGTATTCGCTGTATTACCATCAGAAATTGTGTAGAACTTAAATAGATTGTAAACTTTAGAACCTCTTAATTCGGAAACAACCCAAGGTGTCGACGGTGATTGGAATCTATCCAAATACCAACCAATTGTTTGTGGATCTGTTCCTTGTGCTCCTTCAGCTGAAACCACAACAGGACTCAAACCTCTAATGAAACCTTTATTCCACCCATAAGTTAATAGTGTGTTGTAGTATTCCTCAACCATAAGTGGAACTTGAGTTCTTGGTTTGTCAAAGTTTCCTCTACCAAATACTTTAGCCACATTCTTAGCGTCTGACTGATTTAAAGACACCTCAAAATCAAAAGTAGTCCCATCATTATTAACCGCTGTAATACCGAATGGTAAGAATGGATTTTTAAGAACACCAAGGTATTCACCAGTCATATCATAAGTAACATCAGTTGTTCCGGTTACTTCATAAACAGGATTTATTTCATTGCTATATGTTGCAAGACCTCTTGATCTTAATGTACAAACAACCAAATCATCATATTGTGTATATGATGTACCAGTATAGTAGTATAATACTCCAACAAGTGTTCCCACATAACAGTCAACAACAAGAGGTGCCGTTGTTGTTGTTGTGGTAATAGGTGTTGGTGTAACACAAGGATTTAGTGTTGTAGTTGTGGTTGTTGGTGATACTGTTGTAGTTGTGGTTGTCGGATTAGTCCACGTAATACCAGTAACTGTTGTAAAGAAAGAAAATCCTGAATATTGTGAATTTCCGATGTTCTCAAACAAAGCGTAGTACCAAGAGTCGTTTAACCCAGAAGATGGGTTAGAATCCTCAAATGATACATTATCAACACCAAATACATTTGTTGATGCTGTATAACCGGTTGCTGTTAAGAAATTATAATCGTCTTGTGGGATTGAACCAAAATATTTGATATTTTCATCTTCAGCCATATAAGGATTGTCATCTGTAATAATATCCAAAACTAATCCGTCAATATCATCTTGTAATGTTGATACACCACCATCAAACTGTTCGTAATTTACAGTTAATAAATTAGCAATCTCAGATGGGAATGATGTTCCGTTTATTCCTAACACAACATTACCATTAGTGCAAGCACTAAAATCAACTGCAAAGGTTTCTTGTCTTTTAACAACACAGACTGGATCACAAGGACTTTCAGGTGTTGTAGCACCACTCAAACACCAAAAATCAAGTGTTGATGGGTCAAGGTTCGCTTTAGTTAATATTGACCAAGAAGGACCAGCATCATATCCAGATAATCCTAATATTCTTGTTACAAATAATTGATTTGATTGTTGTAAATACGCTTTTGCGATGTAAGCGGCTTCGTATTTAGGAATTTGTGTGTTCACAAATTTTTCAGGTGAAGTTCCACCAAAATAGGTTTGAAATTCATCAAAGTTTCTCACAAAGATCGGTTCAAATGCTGGACCTTTAAGAGTCTCCCCAACTATTCCAAGTGTTGTTACACCAACACTCTGAGCAACAAAACTCAAATCTACTTCAGATGTGTAAACTCCCGGTGATACAAAAACTTTACTGTTAGTAGCCATTTTTTTTTAAAAGTTAATTAATTTATTTTCTAATAAATATTAAGGTTTTAAGCAAAAACTTTACTTATTGGAAACTATTTATATTTTGGTAGGATTTTTTTCTACCTTTTTTCTACCTATGGAAAAGGAACCAAAAAAAATAAAAAATTTAAAGATTGATAAGGATGTTCACGACATCTTAAAAAAGTATTGTGATAAGCGAGGACTTAAAATGTATAAGTTTTTAGAAGGCTTAATTGTTGAGAAGTGTAAAGAAAAAAGAGATATATACGGAGAAAATTAAACTGGGTTCTCAATAAACTTTACACTTGAGGATTTTGTCGCGTCAACCTTTGTTATAATAATTAAAAGTGTGTCACCATTATTAATTTGTAGTTCCGTTAAATCTTGACCATAGTAATCTCCATTTATATATACCTCAAATGAACTAACGTTGTCAACGGACTGTAAATTCATATTCAAAATATAATTAAACAATTCCTCTCTTTCATTTTCACCAACCGGAAAAATAAAATCAAGTACAGCAGGTTCAGGTGGGATCTTTCCATTATATTTTCTTTTCTTATATGGGGTTTCAGTTTCAAATATTTGAAAAGTTCTTGTAATTGCCGGAGTAACCTCAAACTCATCTTCATCAATTAGAAAACCTAATAAAGTAAACTCATATTTTTGAATGTAGTATTTCCTTTTTTCAAGATCCATTACAGATTCGTCAGTAATGTTATTTAATTTAATTGGAATATAATGTCCTTTAATGGTTTGGTAAGCTTGGAGTGATGCAAACTTTTTCATAACAGTTTCATTAAACTCATTAACTTCCCTCATTCTATTACAAACAATTGCAACAGTATAAGTGATTTCAATAGGGATTGGTTGTGGAATTTTATATATGTCGTAGCCGTTTCTATTGCCATCCCAAGTTGGTACTTTATAATAAAAATACAATCTTCTATTTGGTATATTATAAACAATACCCGGATTGTTTCCATATTTTACTTCCGGAGTTCTGATTACTGTAATAAATGGAGGTTCCGTATTTTTATCTATATTTTGAAAATCCCAGGTCTCAACAAATTGAGCCCAGTTTTGGGTTGTAATCAAAATGTCAATCATAGGAATTGTTTTACCCTCAACAACACATTTTAACTCATCTCTTGTAAAATCCAAAAATCCACGATCAAGATCTGCGTGTAATAAACTCTTTGGTAAAAAAGTTCCATCTTCCTCAATTAAATCTCTTAACTCTCTTCTTCTTGGTAAAAGAGTTTTAGATTCTGTTAGTGGAATATATTTTTTTATTTTTTTAGGTAAACCCATTATTAAAGTGCTCTAAATTCATTCGGACCAACTGGTGCCGCAATTATGGTCTTGTAAAAAGGACGGTAGCCTTTATATGTATGTTTAAAATCTGACAATACTCTACCATCATTTACAACAGTATAATATCTTACAAAATTTTCAGTATCGTAGTATCCGATGTAATCCCCAAAGTCAATATCAATTCCAAGTTCCTCTAATGTCTTTAAATAAACTGAAACTGTAATATTTCCAGGTTCGATCTGTGCATTTTTAGTTGACCCAACATTTTTGTTTTCCGGAGTTGCAATTTGAACAAATGCATTAAACTCAACTGGGGGTAAAAATTTAATCCCATCCTCAACAGTCTCACCGTAAACATCATCAGTTTTGGTTTTAACTTTATCAACCTTATATAACACACAAGTAAAGTTCATATCACCAACAAGCCATTCTTGACCCATCTCAATTTCTAAATTGAAATCATTGTCACCAAAGAATTTACCGAGTCTTGTTATTGGAACATTATTTTGCATAATACTTATTTCTTGATAAATATCATTTTTATTGTTATTTTTATATATAAGGTTAATTTTGGAAATTTCAAAACAAATAATTGAACTTAAAGCTATGGAT